CCGATGCGAACGCGATTTCAGGCGTTCGAAATCTCCAGTGTTTGCAGATTTCAGATTTGTATGGTTCACAGAGCAATACTCCTTGTTCTCCTCGACCAATAATATACATTTCTGGATTTTCACGGTAATCGATGTTGTCAAAATCCAGTGTGTAATCAAACTCAATCATTAAGAATTATCTTTCACATACCAAACAATAAATGTTGTCAAAAGAGTTAGGCACAAAAATGGTGCGAGGCAATAACCAATAAATTCAATCATAGACAATTTTTGATTTCCTATTACTACAGTGACCGTTCTCGTTGATGTCAAGATAGTTTGAACGTTGACGGTCATCATCATGACCAAGACGATAGTTTACACATTGTATTCCTTCAACACAAAAATTTGATTTATCAAATACAGTCATAATCTTTTCGACCACTTCTGTAGGAACTTTCCCATCTGTGTTGAGAGGAATATCAATGTGCAATCTATACTGACTCATAAATTATGCAAGACGGCTGTTGTCTCGACGAATCTTGCGATTTTCAGGAGTCTCAATGATCGAAACACGATCATTTGGACGATAGCCACGGAAGTTAAGACCGTCGCCATTTTCATTTTCGAAACCAATGTAAATCATTGGCTCAGCGTTTTGACCACCACAGAACTCGATGACCTTCTCAACGAGAACCTCAGTACCATTGTTCATAAACAACACATCGTTGTCGTGAACTCTTTTTGCCATGACTCGGCTAACCATTCCCTCTTCTGGGATATGACAGTCGAGACAGTTGTTGGAGGTTGGCTCCATAAATTTTCCAGTATTTGGATTACGAACTTTGAGCATAATATTCTCCTTTTCTGCTCTTGAAAGACCTAAAACGTGTGATTCGTTCAGTGGGTTTGATCCACTCACACTCTTCGCCCCAAATGGGTGAAGAGAACATAACTTGAAATTGTGGACTCCATTGTGGATACTTTGAGTTGTACATAGTATCAATCTGAGTCACGACGGCTTCTTTCTTTCGAGATGGAAGCCATACTTTATCGCCAACTTTCAATTTCATTTTTTCTCCTTTTTGGTTCAGAGGTTTTTTGTTGACTTCTAAATAATAGCATAGAAAAAAGGTTTGTCAAGTGTCTAATCAGAAAAATCAGAAAATTTGTATCGCTGGCATTGATTACTCAATGACCTGTCCATGCATTTGTGTTTACAGTGGTAACAAAAAAAAGTTTGATCCAAAGGCATGTAGATTCCATTATCTAATAGACAAAAACAAATACGCTGAGAAATTTCAGACCAACATATTCGGCGACAAATACTTTGAATGGGAAACAGACATACAACGATACGATTCAATTGCCGATTGGGCAATTAGTAAGGTCGCTAAGTGCGAACAGGTCGCTATCGAGGGGTATGCGTTTGCCGCAAAAGGCAGAGTTTTTAACATCGCTGAAAATACTGGCATTCTAAAATATAAACTCTATCAAATTCCTATTCCTGTTTCAGTTTTTACGCCAACTGAAATAAAGAAAAAATGGTCAGGAAAAGGAAACGCAAACAAGGAAGAGATTGTTCGACAGTTTCGAATCGACACCGGTTTGAATCTCAAAGAAATTTTTGATACAAAACAGGCTATAAGTCCAATATCTGATATAGCAGACTCTTACTTCGTGTGTCGAGAACTATTCGAACAGATCAATTATTAAATTTTTCAAACGTTTCAACATCGTAGTTGTAAACATCATCAGTGTTTGTCTTCACATCGTTTGACATATTTCTGAATGTTTGTCTACGAGACTTCACGTTTTTTTGCTTAAAGATCTTTGTTTTTCGATGACGAGAATCATCTAGTCGATCTTTACTTTTACTCTTTTTCATGGGATTAAACCTGGAAAAGACTCCGTAACTAATTTTTTGGTTAGATTTTTTTTCTTGACTTTATTGGTGATAATCTCACCGATAAGTTCTGCTTCTGGTGCACTCACACTTTCAAGAAGAGGAATTAAGTTTTGTTCGGTGCGAAGCATACCCATTTTATCTATCGTTGGTTGTGCAAAGATATAAAGTCTACTTGCCTCTTGAAAGAGATTGTTGTCTGCCAAACCTTCTGGTTGATCATTCTTTTTATAAGGAGGAAGATCGTCTAGAGGAAAGACAATGTTTTCATCAAAAATATAACGAAGAACATCCTTAAGGGAATTGGTAGAATTTGTTCGTAGGAAACCAACTCTTTCACTGTAACTTGTAATTTTACCAAGTTCGTCTAAAATCTCTGGGATTGTCATCTTATACATTAATTAAAACTCCTGTATGTTCTCCATGAGAACCTTTAACCTTTTTGCAATGAAGTAATTGAAGAGTCTCGAACGATTACCTTGTGGTTTCTTATCGTACTCTTCAAGTATATTTATAGTATATTCATCTGGTATAGAACCGAAATCTACGAGTAATTGATTTCTCTCCAATGTCTCCCTATACTCATCTGGCGTTTTATCGTTTAAGAAGTTATCATGGAAATAAGCCAACATCTTTTTAGTCAAAGGCTTTTGTCTTTTTTCAGGATCAACCAAACAGTCATCCTCGGACAATGCATTTGGCACACCATCAGAACTGTCGCCACGAATAATCAGATCTTGCAAAAACTTTTCTGGATCAGAACATTTGACAAAAGAGTTTTTGATTGGATTCCATTGACGAACATTTTCATAGCGTTGTAGTTGTTGAAAATCTTTATCAGATGAGACAATCACAATCTTCTCAGACTGATGATACTTTTTACAAAGCGTTGCAATCACATCATCTGCTTCACAACGTTCTACATGCAAGACCTTGTATGGAAAAAACAAATCAAGTTCTTCACGAACCTTACCAAGAATAGAAAACAAGAGACCCCAATCAAAGTCAGACTTCTTTTGTTTTTGTTTTCTGGATGCTTTGTAGAAAGGAAACTTATCTTTTCTCCAATAGTTACCTGTATCGCAACAGATAACAAGTTCCCCATAATCATTCTTAAATTTATTTCGAATATTTCGAATGCTATTTAAAACCATATGACGAATTAAATTTTCATCTGGCTTATCTTGTCGTGTTTGTGCCATTACAGATGCAATGGCAATTTGATTATAGTCAAGCAAAATCATTTTGCAGTCCTTTTCATATTTTCATCAAAGTTTCTTTGAGTAAATCCTGGTTCAAGATTTTCAAGGTTGGTACTTTCTTCAACCTTTTGTCTTCGCTTCTTTGTGTATTTCTGAATTGGTGAACCACAGTCATCGCCTGTAAATTTTTTACCGACATATCGATTCATTTTCTTCCAAGACTTTCTTTTGAGATTAACTGGCTCCCAATCAATCTCGTCAGCAGCAGCATTGGCTTCATCAAGAGTGGCAAACAAACTGTAGACTGGTTGATATTTTTTGGTTCTCTCATTTCTCACATAGGTTTCTTTTACCCAAGTTTGAAGACTTTCAATCCAGATACCATACTTTCTCATTGTTCTTTACTTTCCATTAAATGTTCAATCTGGTGACAGTTTGCACAAACTACTTCACACTTATTGATTTCTTCCATAATTGCACCAAAAGAAAAGCCTGAGTTCACCATATCCGAAACATTGTGTTTCTTGTCACGGAGATGATGAAACTGCAAGGCTCTATAGTCGCTGTAGCCACAACGAGAACAAGTACATGTTTTTTTGTATTCGATGTATTGTTGCTTCGTTTTCATAATTCTTTCTTTGCGAAGTTTATTGTCGCAGTCCTTACATTGGGTGCGACGATATTTCTTTTCGCTAGGAACGCCAGCAAACGCAAACTTATTGACGTTTCTTTTTCGCTTGCATGTGCGACAAACTTTTCTCATCAGAATCAACTATACAGGGTAAAAAATAAATGTCAAGTCAAATCTACGACTTCACAAGAGTCGCCAGAGCAAGCATATGTTTGACTGCCAGCAGTGTTGTCCTCTTTTTCAAAGTCTTGTAGTTCTGACCAATCAATATTGGTAGGTGTTTCAGCCAACAATGCTTCATACTCTTCTTTTGAACACTCTTGGTATGGTGCTTGTGCATAAGTATGCTCGCTGTATGGCAAGAAAGAGATGCCTGAAATTTCATCGAAGTGCTTATAAACCCAAGCGCCAACATCCATCCACTCATGCTCACGAACAGAAACAGTGATAGATGGCTTGTGTTCACACCAATATCTTTGATAGATCAACCAAAGTTCAAGTTGTTCAATCGCATTTTGATCTTCACGAACAGTTGCGTTGTCTGGTGATTCAATGGGGAATGAGAAAACAGTAACCTTGTCACCTTTCATAGCACAAGGCTCACTCTTGAATCCTTTTTGCTTCATAAAGTCACACAATGGATCTTTATTGTCTGCACGAACAGTGCGAATGTAGTGCTTGCTGTGTCGTGCATGAATACCCGAAGCAGCATCAACGAGTTGCGAAACTGTGCCAGAAGGCTTGACGCAAGTGATTGCAGCAGACGCAGGAATACCCAGATCTTTTGCAACCTTTTTATTTGTTTTGATTGCAACATCTTTGAGTTCAGATAAAACATCACGAAGATCAGGATGCTCACCATTTAGAATTGAGCAGTCCATAATACCAGTAAGAGAAACACCAAGAAGTCTTTCTTCTTCGCAGTTGTTTTTCCAATCACTTGAAAGATACCTAAAGTTTGTCAGCGTAGATTGGATCGTTCCAATAATTGTTGCAACACGAACCTTTTCTCTCAAAGTTTCAAGTGTGTCATCTGCACGAACAACAACCTCAGAGAGGTTACAAAACTCTTTATCACGAAGAATAATTTCTGAGCATGGGTTTGTACCGAAGTCATAATTGGAATCTCGTCGATCATCACCGATACTTTCGACTTGATTCTTGGCCGCCTGACGATTAAAGATACCCCGTTCACCACTCTTTGAACGGTACAAAGAGTTCCACTCATCCATAAAAGTACCAATCTCTGGTTTTGATTTATAACAAGCAGAGTTGTTTGCTAATGCCCTTTGTGGCTCTGTTCCCCACCAGTTGCCACTTTTTGCGTGACGCATTCGATCATCAGTAAGATCTGACAAAGAGATCAAAGCAGATCGACGAACACCACCGACAACTACGATTTCAGCAATTTTACAGCATATGTCGTGGCATTCAATGGAAGTGAGTTTGCGACCTGCTGCTTTTTTGAAGATGTCAACGGTAAAGTGGAAAAGTTCATCCAAAGGTTTAGGACCCGACGCTCGTCCACCAAAGGTTCGAAGTCTTGCCCCAGCAGGACGAATCTTTGATAAGTCCCACTTTGGCACCTGACCTCCAATAAGTAGCGAGATGAGTTCTCGATAGGCTTTTGCCCAGCCAATTTTAGAATCCGCAACGACAATTGTAGTTTCGCTCTCAGTAAAGTCTTCTGCAATTGTTGGTAATTTTTCAACAAAGTTTCTTTCAACACTAAATCCAACTCCTGTACCACACATGAGAATGTACATCATCTCGTCAAAACATTTTGGTTTATTGATATGAAGATATGAACAGTTATAGCCTGCAACAGAATCACGAAGCAACGCAGGTCCAGCCGTCATCAATGCACGCATCGAAGGCATTACCTCAAGACCAAGTATAGACTTGCGAATCGCTTCACGATGCCTCGAAAAATTAAAATCACTATGATTTTCAGAAATGTGATTTTCAAAAAATTCGATAAAACGATTTACAGTTTCATCCCAACTTTCTCTGCGATCTTCGTTCTCAAGCCATCTTGAGTATCGAGAAAGGTGAATAAAGTCTTGATACGGTGTTGGTAGATTCATTTATTTTTTTCCTTCATTGTTTGGTTGTGTGATTTTATTTATTGTTGGCAGTAAGGTATTTCCATGATACAGGAAAAAGATTTTCAATTGAACTTGAGATTGCTTTTGCATACTCACGAACTTCCCATTGTGCGTGAGAATCATCTCTTTGACGAACAACACGAGCATACGCAGCAAGTGATCCTGTCCAGTACCATTCTGTGTACATACCCTGCGGCAAAACAAATCTTGCTTGCTCAGGTGCAATACCCTTTTCAATCAATGTGTTATAAACATGAAGAGCCTTTTCACATGACTCTCTGTAAATAGCATCATATAAATTTGTTTTGGCTTCCTCAGTTACAAAATCATCACTGCCCTGTTTCGCACCATCTGTTGGTTTACTTCTCCACTCAGGGTGGTAAAACTCAGGTTCATACGAAACATATCGTCTGCTGATTTCATTTTCTGTGAAGCCAACTTTGTGTTTAAAAAGTTGTGTTCGAATCGACACAGGGGCTTTGATTCTTAGCGTAATCTGCGGATGAGCAAACGGAGTCCAGTGCTGGTGCTTTGCAAGATAACGAATTAGTTTTTCATCTTTCTCTTTTAGTTTTCGAACATCATCTTTGTTGTATGGTGAACTTTTTAAACGTTCGATTGCATCGTAGTCAAGCCCCCATTCACTCTCACTGCTAAACGAAACTCTGGCTGCGTTAACAACCATCAAGTCACTTCCCATGTGATCGACATATTCAACATGTCCTTTGTCTAATACATTCATGCTTTTCTCCACTTTACAAATTTCAATCTTGCAGCATTGCCGCTGAATGTGTTCAACTCGATAATGTTCTGAATCATTTCTACAGTCATTCCAGACACTATCATGTCATTGATATCTTTTATCTTAAGACTCTCTGGCCAGATACAAACTTTTTCGCCAAGATCAATCGCTTCTTGCATCTTACTCACGATTTGTTTGTTTCTTGGTTCATTGTCAAAACAGAACACACAGTCACTAAATTTCTCTACTACCCCCTTTAGATTCGCTCCTAGAACAGCAACAGAATTGGGTATGAACATAGAGTCAATCGGACCCTCAAACACACAGACCGTCTTCTGATCGTTTACAGAATCTAAGCCATAGATCAATTGATCTTGATAACCATCTGTTTTGATTGTGATGTACTTTGGCTTTTCACCATTCATCGCTCTGCCTTGAACGCCAATCAAATTTTTCTTTTCATCATAAACAGGAATTAAAATACGACTCTCTGAGCCAACAGAAATATCAGTATTGACCTTCTTCACATCATCAATAAAGCACTCAGAAAAACGAAACTTTGAGTATAGATTCTCTGGGATTCTTCTTGCTTGAAGAAACGAAACTGAAAGAAGGGAGTCTTGTATCGGAACCCCTATCTTCTTTCTAAGTTTCACAGGCTCAAACTTGAACTCTGGCTTCGAAACATTTGGCTTGTTCACTTCACCCGCTCTGTAGTTTTCAAGACGATACTCTTTGAACAGAGAAGGCGAAAGACGTTTAATCATGTTGCCAAGCGAACAACCGAAATCGCAGTTGTGGCACTTGTAGTACATGTTGTTTGCTTTTCGATAGAAGTAACCTCTTGCTTTTCTTTTGTTTTTGCTAGAGTCACCACAGACAGGACACCTACAGTTTGCTAGATCGTCTTTTTTCCATGAGAACAGTTGCAAGTTAGGTGACAAACGATTGATATAGTTTTTGTCAGTAAAGATAGACATGAGAGAAGTATAGCAATTAGAAGAGTCTTGTCAAATCTATTTTAAGTTGGTTTTTATTATGGTTTTGGAGTTAGGAAACAAAATTCTTATTTTTTGGTTTTTTGTTGGTTTTGTTCATACATAGTTCGGCGTTTATACATTGGCTCTATGAACTCACGAATAACTGTGTACGCACAAACTATGCAAAGAGCAGCATACAAAAAAATAGCAGGCCAATTATATCTGACCTGCTCATTCTCATTCTGTTGTTCTGAATTTACTTGAAGTAATCCAGAAGTTTTTTTTTCTCCATGTCCTGTAAAGTTAGCCAACCAAAAGCATCACCAGCACCAAGACCATCTTCATCTCTCACCAGTTGATCTGCGGGTGTTTCATCAGTCACATCGTTAACTGAAATGAATGGACTTTTTTGTGTCGAACTACACCCGAAACACATCAAAGCGATTAAAGACAAACAAACATTTTTCATAATATAACTCCTTTTCACAAAAGTATTTATTTGCCTTTTACTGCTTGGCCGAAATAAAATCCTACGATTGTTACTAGGATGTTTCTATTCTCTGGTGTAAATAAGAAACCATCCACTTCGGTGTAGAGTGTTGTTTCATGCGGGAACATTTTGAACAGATCCCACCAATCATAGACTGTTTCGGTATGTTCAACAACAGTGGTGATACCATCTGAAAACGCTATAATAAAAGGGGCTACGATAGTAGCGAAAAGAATGCAGATAACGATCAATCTTCTTACCCATTTACCCGCAGAAATACTAACTCTTGCGGCTGCCTTGTCGGCACTATCATCACTTGCTTTTTGTGCTTCAAGCAAACGCATAAAGCGATCTTGCTCTTGCTGTCTTTTTTCTGCCAGACTCTTAAAGATAAATCCTGTGACACTGCCCGTAAGTAGGGACAACATCTCAGGATTTAAAAATGCTGTAAGCATATCGAATACCTCTCTATTACCAGATTATTTTCTTTCAATATAAAAAGTATTCGCCGTATCTGGTTTTCCTATTGGTAGTTGTTTGTATTTTCCACGAAACAATTTTCTTTCATTGAGAATGACCTCACCGATCTCATCTTCGGTAAGGTCACCCTCTACGAACGACTCTTGTGTTTGTGTATCAAAAAATAGAACCGAAAGATCCTGTGTTGGATTTTCAAAACTATTTACTGTTGAAAGATATCTAAGATTTTTAGATACCATTTTTAATTATCCGCCTCCGAAAGGTGGATTGATCGGTGGGGGTGGTGTCGGTGTACCGCCGCCGCCGCCTCCGCCTCGAATCCATTTGCCTATGAGATAAGACAAAGCAATTTTCAGAACTGTTCGCATGACTCTTTGCTTTTCAGGATCAGCAGGCAAATCTTCAAAGAACACAGAAAGAATAGGATCAATAATGTTTTCGTTTAGCCAATCATCAATACTTTTTCCTGTTTTTAGGATAAAGTCTATGATATCCTCACCGATATCTCTAATTTTTTTCCAACCTTTTTTAATCAATTTTTTAAGATCACTAATAAATTGAGGATCTTGTTTGTATTTTTTCTTTTTTGGTTCAGCAGCACCGGGAGAAACGTCAGGATCTACTTCTTGACCACCACCACCAGGAGGAATACCAAAACCTCCTCCTCGGCTAGGTCTACTACCAAAACCAAACGGTTTTTCGGTCAATTGTCTCATCGCTGTATCATACGCTTCCTCAATAGACATAACCTCTTCCGTCATTGCGATGTTGTTAATAACATAATCAATAACATCATCTGGAAGATCCATGTTAGCATCACCAGCGGCCTTGATTTGGTAACCAACACGAGTAGATGCTTTTTCACGAATGTTTCTATAATCTTCACTTAGGTGAACTTCGTTTGTTTGTGGGTCTAGAACATGATCAACTGATTCGGCTAGACTTCTTTGTTGTCTGTAGTTTAATCCCATTTTATGATCCTCTTGGATAGTTTATACCAGTCAAACTTTGCATAGACTGGCGATTACGTTCTCTTCTATTTATACTTCCAGTAATACCAGACATATCAACTGCAACCTTATCGTCTGGTCCACCATAGCCTGCACCAGCAATATTGCCACCACCAATGTTGTTGGCTGGCTGCTCCTTGATTTCATAACCACTCACAACGACTTTTCTTTTTGTTTTCTCATGTATCATTTGATACAATGGCACATTCATAATCTCAGCAATCGGAAAAGAATCGTTTTCAAGTATCACTGTATCGCCAATAAACACATCCTCAGTGACATCTGCTTTGAGAACGTATTTACCTTTGTTTAATTTTCTTTTCTTTTTGGCACCTTCAAGAAGATTCATGCGAATGTCAAGCCCCTTGGCTTTAAAGTAATCTTCTGATGTTTCAAAAAGTTTTTGACTATCAAGCCTTGAAAGATCAAGATACTCTTTTAGCATCCATAAAGCAGTTGCAAAAGAGCCGAGTCTTGTTCTTGTTGGAGGCAATTTGTCGAGTAGTCGCTTGATGTTCCAACAAAGAGTATGAAAGATTGTGTAAGCCTTCTTCTCGTTTGATGTTTTTAGATCTTTTCGTTTCTTGAGAACTGTGCCTTTATCATCAATGATGCCAAGTTTATAAGCGTCAGTCTTCTTCCACGGTGTGGAGAGAATCTTGATAAACTTGTATGCGACAACAGTATCTACAACGCTCATTTGATCTCCCGAAGAACATTTGCAACAGTGGTATTTATAGGTATTCGGACTAACTCAATGTTGTCGATTGTTTCATTATCTTTGATGTAGTTTAGATAGACTAAAAAAGTTTTTAGTATTGAGTGATACTCTTCTTCAAAGCGAAAAAATATCATTCTTTTTGCAGATTGAATGCCAAAGACGTTGAAGAAAATAATCAAATGATTGAGAAGAAGTCTCTCTTTGAGTTCTTCACCATTTAGATACTTACGAATAAGTCTTTTGATGTATTTGATTCGATTGAGATCTGAGTAAAACTCGTCTGCGTCTTCACACGATGGATTGTCGTAGTGTTTCATTGCGAATAGAATGAAGTTTTCTTCTGTCAAAACTTTGAACTTCATTCGTCATCTGCTGGTACTACCTCTGGTGAAACAATGAACATATGAGAAACTAAATCTTTTTCAAAGTTTACACGAAGAATAAAGCCAGTCACATCAAAACCATTATCACTTGTCACATCACCAGAGTCATCAAGAAAACCATAACGACCACCAAATCGATTTAATTCATACTCTTCTGATTCATTAGGCATTTCATTCTCGTAGTCAAAGTTGTAACCAAGAGTATGAAGCCTCATTCTAATTTCAGAAAGAGCGTTCAGTGGATTTGAATAATTTTTATTTGATACATTCGCTAAAAAAGAGTTTAACGTTTGAAGTTGGGATTCATCGGTTATGTCATGTGTGACACTGGTAGGTCTAGGCGAGATACCGTATGTTTCACGCAAAACTGTTCCGATCAATCTGGAACGAAGTTTATCATAACTGATCATATCTTTTCCTTACTTAAATTTTACTCTCTATCGAGCGTGATACCCTTCCAAGCACTCAGGCCGCCTGCAAGGTCTTGAGCATAAGATGTCAAGCCACCGACGCCACCTGTTGTGCCTTCGAAGGCAACAACACCGATATACACAAACGGATTACCCGTTGCTGATTTCGGAATAGTACCAGCCGCTGGTTGTAACACAATACCAAGAGCATTCAATGTGCTACCGCCAGGGAACACACCTTGGCCTGTTGTGCCGATTACACCAGCACTGCTAAAGTCGCCTGAGCCACCGAATGTTTCACCAAGTGTTGCTGTGCCACCTCGAAGGTGAAGAACAGAAACAGTGGCAGCAGTAATACCTTGAACAGAGGGTGAGCCGATAGTAAGCCCGTCGCCACCACCACCTGCTGTCAATGAAACAAAGTATCTTAAGTGAACCGTTGAAGTATCGCTACCATCAGCACTTTGGAAGTGACCAGGACCAGCGTCATTCAAAACGTGATCTGGGAATGCAGCAACGAATGGGAAGAAAGAGCCTTGCGTGTAGCCACCCGTAGAAGATCTTACATCTTCAAAGGTGCCTGTGAATGCTGCACCAGCAGCAGTAGCACTTGCAGTAGCAGTGGCACCAGAGCCAGCCATATAGTCGGGATACACAAAGTATGGCGCGTCTGCTTGATCACCAGAAGATGAACCTGCTGTGTCTCTTGTAGGGTCACCCTTTTGACCCATGGCCACGATAAGTTCAAAACCGCCGGTACTACCATCGCCACGCAATGGCATTTCCCAGCCACGATTTGTTCTAACACATCTTCTTTTATCTTCTTCTGTTAACCACGATGGCACAGAACTAAGTTTATCGTCGTTTTTCCAACTTGGCATTGAATCTTTCCTTTGTTAGTTTCTTTTGTTTTGATCTACAGTTTCGTAAAAAACACATTCGCCTCTTGCACGAACCTGTTGCTCATCGGCAAAGAATTGTTCACCAGTTGTATGATCTTCTGTCACAAAACGATATGTGAAGCCAAGACCTGGGTTGCTGTCGTAAACACTTTCAATAATAACCGTTGACTCGTTTCCATCATAGTCAACACGAACCAAGTAGTCACCTTCGTCTAATTGTGTTGGGCTTGTGACCAACATACCTCTTCGGATCCAGTTTTCTGTGACAACTTGCTTCATTGATACGTCTTCAATATTTGTTTGAAGAACGTTAAAGAATTCTTTTCTTTCTTCTTCTGTGAGTGTGCCTTGAACGTCTTCTATTTTACGAAGAGCGTGTCGTGAGAGATCAGTCTTCTCTTCGATAGATTTGCTTTCGGCAATCACCTTTGCGACTGAAATTGCGTAGTCAAAAACTTCCTCAGAAAGAACACCAGGTGCACCCTCTAAGATCTTGAATGCATCTTCGCAAACGTTTTTATACTTTTCGTGTTCGTTTTCTGTGAACATATTTTTACCTCAGTCTTATTTATACATTTCTTTTTCTGACCAAATCATACAAAGGTTCACCAGGTGTTTGTGATTTCCTTTTGATCACAGAAGCATCAGTGCCTTCTAAATCGCTTTCATCATACTCTTCGTTATACTTTCTCCATGCTTCAGCATAATAAACTTTTTGCCAATTCTCACCAAAGGCTTGTATGTATTTATCCCGTTTGGTATTTACTTTGGAAGTATTTTCTTTCTGCTTAAAGTTTTCTTCAAACGTTTTATTAAGCCACTTCTCAGATTCTTCTTTTCTTTGACGATTTTTCGCTTCTTCGATGCACAAACGAGCAAACAAATCACCTTGCTTTTCGAGTTTTAAAAGACGATCTATTTTCTTAGACTCGTTTACTCTAGAATTTTCTACTTTTCGAACCAACAGACTTTTATTAAAATACATCGAACTCGTGTCATACACATAGTTTTCATACATTTCGTCTATGCTTTCACCGTCAAGTTTTACATTGTTTGTCTCTTTGTTTGTCCAGTTTGTCTTGTTTAGACAATACTCAAGAAACTCTTTTGTCACGTTCTTTTTAGTCGCAGTCTCAATACCCTCAGTTCCAGGCGAAGCGTTTACTTCAATGACATAATTTCTGCCATTAGACTCAAGAATGTCAACACCAACGAACACACCCTCAACTGCCGATGCGGCATCAATGGCAAGTTGTTTTTGATTATCATCTATGTTGACAGACTTTGCTTTGCCGCCGAGTGAATAATTGCTTCTGAAGTCGCCATCAACACTTTTTCTTTCCATTGCAGCGACTACTTCGTTGCCAAGAACAATCACACGCATATCTTTTTTGTATGGTATGTACTCTTGAAGCAAAAGATTTGCTTCTCGATCAACTTTGTGTATTGTTTGAACAACAGAAACAAGAGAGTTTTCTGATTCAATAATCATCACACCACTGCCTTTTGATCCTGTTGATGTTTTTAGAATCATTGGATACTTTGACCCTACCTGAACAGTGTAGTTTTTAATATTCTCTATTTTTCTAGGATCATCCTCTTCATCAAAAATTGGTTTTGGTAAAGCAACTGTTTTTGGTGATGGTATTTTTTCTTGACTAAGACGAAGATGTGTTCGATATTTGTCTTCGCATATTTCAACACACTCTTTTGTATTAACAATGAAAAACCCTTCGTCTTCAAGAGAGGATAAAATAGACAAAGCGGATGAGTCTTCTTTTGTTGCACCTCTCACAATGATGATGGTGTCATCAACAGAAATCTCTTCCGCTTTATCTTCACTCTTTACAAAATGTTTATTGTTTTTCTTTTCGTAATTTAAATCTTCTTTGAAAAAAACATAACACGAAACACCAAGTTTTTTAGATTCCTCTTTAATTCTCTTGGCAGTTCGCATAAGACCAGAGTTTTCACCCTCTTCGGTATTACTTGCACGACTAGAAAAAACAATAACTTTCATAATTTAGTTTCTAACTCACTTATTCCATGGGAAGAATTTACGAACCCATTCCCACAATGGCTTACCGATAAGTGTACCAGCAACAAAAACAATTACTGTGTGAGCGACAATACCGTAGGTAGTTGTTAAAAATTCCATATGTTTCTCCTTACATACCCCCCAAGAGGGCTCCTAATGCACCAAGACCGCCGCCTCCGCCGCCGCCTTGTTGTTTTTCCATTTCTTTCTTCTGCTTAGTTTCTTGATCTTCAAGTTGACCAGGAAGAAGTTGTTGTTCTTCAAACTCAACACCAATTGACTGAAGGTATCGATTTAACTCACGATACACAGAGTCGTTGTTACTATTGATTACAATAACAAACGTTTCTCTTCCACCTTTGTTTTCAATACCACCAAGAGAAATATTTGGTTTTGATCCTGTTTCACCAAATCTCAAAGCATACTTCTCGATCTGATCTCTTTGCTGAGGTGAATTCGCATAAACTTTGAACGTAGCACCCATTGGCTTGAAGTCTAGATTTTCGTCTTTTGCGTATTGACCACCAAAGGCAAGTTTATCAAGAATCTCTTGTTGATTGTAAGGCTTCTGACTTTGTTGACCATATTGAGGAAGACCTTGTTTTGCATCATAGTCTCTAACAGGGTTTGCCATTTGATCAATGTCACCACCAACAAATTCTGGATCAGGATCACCAGGCTTCTTAATTGTAGCAAACTGATCTTGTTGCTGCTGTTGGGGTGCTTGTTGGGGCGCCTGCTGCGGTGCTTGCTGACCCATCATACCGCCCATCATAGCACCAAGACCACCCATTGGTGCTTGTTGTTGAGGCGCTTGCGGTTGTTTCTTTTGCATCATCTGTTGCATCAACGCACCAAGATCAGGCATACCAGCAGGTTTACCAGCCTGAGGGGCAGGTGGCTTTACAGGAAACTGCAAATCTTTTTTCGGCACAAGACCTTGCTGAGGCATCTTAGGCATCTGAGGCATACCAGGCATCTGAGGCATCTTTGGCATACCAGGCACTTGAGGCATACCAGGCATCTTTGGCATACCAGGCATTTGCTTACCTGTTGGGGGGCCAAACTTAGGTTTCGCTGATGGCGGAACATCGTCCTTACCGCGAATCTTTAAGTCTGGTTTTCTTTCTGGGTCAAAAGGAGAGAGAAGTCTTTTTCCCGGCATAGTGCTAGAAAAAGAGTCATCATCTTCGTCTTCTTCCTCTTCAGGTCGACCAAGTAGACCTGATTGAAAGCCCATCATTTGCTCGTCTAAAAATTCTTCTTCTGTGTAGTCACTCATTTTTGTTTCTCTTTTCCTTTATTTATTAGCCTGGTTGAGTCCCGATGTCGCCGCCTTGGCCACCTTGACCTGTATTTTCGAAGAATAACTCGTCAATAATTCCGTCTTGCGGTGCGTAGTCGATACCGTATAGATTAGTGAATGTTCGAGTAGGGCCTGGTTGTCCACTTATGTCATCGGGATACTGTATTGTATATTCAAACTGAACAATGTAGTTGCCCAAATCATCAACTGTATAGCCTACTTGGAATAGGTCGCCAACTAGATTTTCCCATAGAGGATCGGCAAAGAAATTATCAATAAATTCACTATCTGCAAATGTTTCTGCGTAGTAATCATCAGGTAAAACATCACCTTCATCATCACGTTGACCAAAGAATTCTTCGTATCTTCCTTCGTAGATGCCTCCTGGCCCGAAGAAGTAATTAAAGAAGGTTGAACCTTCACCAAACACCGAGTCATAACCAGGCATCAATTCGCTTTGATAGAACATGAGAAGATAAGAAATTGATTGCAACGATTCTGGTGTTAAATTACCTGCATCGTCATACACCAGATCTGGCAACAGTCCAAAAAGCAAAGCAAAATCACCAAGTCCTTCAACCTGTGCTTTGTAACCGTCAACAAGCCAATCAGGAATACCATCACCGTTACCATCAAAAGCGTAAAGTTCTTTGTAGTATGCTTTGATTTGTGATGGGTTATAACTCAGGTTCACAATAGTATTCGAAATAGGATCATAGAATTGACCTGCACGATCTATATCTTCCTCAGTTTCTTGATCTGGTTCATCTTCTACTTCTGTTTCCACTTCTGTATCTAAAATTGGTTGATCAGGGGTTGTGCCGATAGGAGGCTGAGGATCAGGTGTTGTACCAATAGGAGGCTGAGGACCAGGAGGCGTTTCAGTTTCGCCACCACCACCACTTGCTATTCTTGAGTAGTATGACAAAATCTCAAGAAGCATGTCATAGTTGAACTCACCTGTAAAGTCTTTGCCAAAGAATCTCGGATCCCAAAAATCAACAGTGCCGTCACCATCAAAATCATAACCAATCATTCCATTTTCATAGAAATAAACTTGGCCACCATCACCTGTTTGAACTGATGTTAAGGGTTCACCATAGATTGGGGAGTTGCCGTTGTTGTCTGTGTTATCTTTTCCGCGAGTGTCTGTATCTCCTCGCACACCTTTTCCACCACCAAGATCAACGTCTACTCCACCTTTTTTTGTTCCAGGCTTATTTGTGTTTATAAATGTTTTCTGATTAGCAAGGCCAATATCAGTGAATGCTGTTGGTGTAAGAACGCCTTGACCATAAGATGTACCAAGGTTGCCACTCAATGCAAGTTGGTTATCAAGACCTGTTAGAGTTTTACCAGAGGCACTCGTAAATTGATTCTGCGATCTAAAGCCACCTGTGCTGATGGTTGGCGCACTACCAAGTTTATTTTTTTGTTCTTTGAGTATGTCTTTATACGTTTTCATGTGTTTCCTCAGAATGAGTATTTAATCTCTGCCTCATATTCAAGACCAAACATCTCACTTAGTTTTCCAATACCCTTACTAATTAGAAGAGAAACAAACGAAAAGATCTTTTTTGCCAGATTGGCTAGATATCGAATTGCGTTTGCAACCTTTTCTTTTGTTTCTTTACCAAAAGATTTCAATTTTTGAACCATTGCCTCTTGAATTACTTGATTCATTTCACAATCGAACACTTCATTTAACTCTTGGTATTTATAGAATTGTTCTTTTGTAAGTCTCCATTCTTTAAGATCTGTGGGGGCTAATCTAAATGATCCACCTCTTCTGTTTCCACGATCTGAAATACCAAAACGAAACGCACCACGCTTGAATGAGTTGTCAACATAATCAAAAATATCCTGCATGAATATTTCACCTGTAGATTCTGACCAAGCAAAAATGTGTGAGGGACTATGTTCTTTGTTTACAAATCGTTTCTCACCGACAATGAGTTCTTGAAAAATTCTTCTTTGTGTATCTTTCCGATTCATCAATTCAAGAATGCTTGTGCTAAACTTTTTTGCAAGACCCGTTTCATTCAGAATCAAATTGAATGCTTCAAAGTCTTCTTTCTTTGGTTTGTTTGGCGAAAAACGAAGAACACTACCGACAACTTCATCATAGTTTGGTATTCGACTTCGAAGTTCATAATAGTTTTCTTTTGAGATGATGTTCTTCACAATAGAGGCAAGATCTTTGGCAAGTTTCTTTTCTTCTTTTGAGTTCTGAAATACAACCTGAACAACAGCAGCAATCTCATTATGTTGTGCTGCTGCAAACTGAGAACGTTCTTTCTTTTTAACTGAGCAAAGAAACTCTTTACCTGCATCGACTATAATATCTGTTTTAGGCTCACCGCTTTTCACGCCAAACTGTTGATATAGTTTTGTTAAATTTGAAGTGACTGATGTGCCAGAGACAGGTCTTGCAGACTTTACTTTGCCAATCTTGTCTTCGAGTGAGTCAACAATTGATTTTGCCAGTTCAGACGATGCAATTGTTTCGTTGCCGCCATTAAATGTTTGCTTTCCCCCTCGCTCATTAATCTCATTTACGATGTCAATTTCGAAACGAGTGGGATCAATCTTTTGTTTGGCACTTTTAGATGCTGTGAAAGCACCTTCAAAGACTTTTTCTGATACAGATAGTTTAAAGACATAGCCATCGGGGCCACTCACATAGATTGTGTGCTGCTTTGCTTTTGTTGATATTTTGATGTTGTTGTTCGTCTTGGTTTCTTTTTCAACCACAAAAACATCTTTGTTTTTATAGCCAAACGATTCAAGTTTTCGACCCAAAGAGTTTTGTGTGCTTAGAACAAGTTTTGTGTTTTCAGGGTATTTTTCAAGCATCATAACCTCGATGCTTTTATTTATACGTTATTTTCAAAAGAAAATGATTGTCGCAGACGACTTGAAACGGCACGACCCTGAACTTTGGCAGGCTCAAACTTCCATTGCTTGATAGCAGAAAGAGCAGATCGATCAAAGGATGGATTAGTCGTTCGCTGAATTTTGGGATCTTGAACCCTGCCATTTTCATCAACAATAAAGATTACTACTACGGTCGCAGGGGCTTGACGAAGTAACGTAGAGGTGACACGAGGTTGTACCACACTCAAACGGCGAGCCTTCTGATCGAGTTCTGACGAAGAAAAAATTTCATTCATCTCTTCGCTATTTGCTATTGCACTCTTCAACTGAATACCGAAGTCACCACCCATAAAATCACCAAAGCCGGGATTGAGCATAACCTCTAACTGGCTGATGTCGAGCGGTTCAGGTGTGAATTCTATCTGAGGTGGTTCTGGCTCTGGTTCGGGTTCAGGCTTATCCGGTTCATCCATCGGTGGTGGTGGAGGTGGTGGGACGCTGACTATTTCCATCGTTCGTACCATAGAATCACCTTGGAATGGAGAGTTGATCGCTTGAAGTAATGGCAACAGCATAAAGAAGAATGCTGTGCATACTAACCCAAGAATGAAAGCAACAAATGTTCTGATTAGCCTTCGCATCCCCAGTTTCCAAGAATAGTAGTCAGGTCAAGGAAACCAACCACACCATCGGCATTTGCATCACCCTTACAAGTTCCACAATCGCTATCGTCTGTTCCTGTCAAGAAACCAAACTCATCAGCAGCAGACCATCCGAGCAACCAGTTTTCATCGGGAGCAAAACCACCACGATAGGTGACGGGTGAATAGAAACCATTTGCAGGTGCAGGAGCGGGTGTCGTGATAATGTCAGAGTCAATCGGTGTCGGGTCAATTGACACAACAGCATTCACAGACTTACCACCGACAACAACACTCGGCGCACGAACCAGTGTGCGAATCGGAAGTTCTGCGGTTTCAACATTTGTGACACGCATTGACGCAGGCACGATGTCGTAGTATGGGTCATCGGAAATATCACCAAAACCAGAGATAATGTTGTTTGACAATTCTGCAAGTTTACCATCGGTTTGTGCTTGATACAGATTGTCCATCATAGAAGAAGCACCAGCGTTTACAGGATCAATGTAAGCAATCCCGTTTGATCCCACTGCATCTGTCTCAAAGCGTTCAGCGAGCGTCAGAGAACCGTTGTGACCATACCCAGAAGATCCATCTCCATCATCCCCATCAGCACGAACAAGTTTGTCGCCTTTACCGATGAAGATATTGTTTCGGAATTGAACCGATGCGTTGTCTCTCCAAGTTGTTGTACCATCGCCAGACTCAGTGTTTGCAATCGTGGTAAAGTTATAGATTGCTGCACGAGTTCTTGGTTGAGCATCAGAGTTTTCTGCACCATCAAACTCAAAGATATTGTCACCGAGTCCAGAACCTTGTGAAGCGTTTCGTGAATAGCCTTGCACGATCAAACCAAACTGCGCCCGACCTCTCCAACCTTGATCAACATCAAACGAGTCATCACCAACATTCCAGATAGAGACATACTTGAGGTCAACCGTACCACCCCAAATCTCGATGCCGTCATCGACGTTGTTCATTACTTCGATGTGATGGATTTTCGTATCCCGACCAATAGCACCAAGAGACAGACCATTGAGTTCATTAGATAGTCCGACAACTCTACCCGCATAGCGAATAGACAGATAAGATAAATTGCCTGCATCATAATCGTCATCACCACCACCATAATTATTTAGAGATGAGTTGCCTGCTGTTTCAACAAGACCTTCCATGTTTGCTTGGTTAGATGCACTCGGAGTCAGGGTGTTTGAAGGGAAACCTCCAGAGTTTGTTACACCATCGAATCCGATATATGCATCACCGCATAGCGTAAGATTACCCCACTCATTCGCAGATGCTCTCCAAGTCCCATCATCAAGGGTTGAAGTCATCACGACTGGTGCGTGTCTTTCTCCGTTTACAAAAATTTGTGCGCCATTTGTCACACATAAACCACCTGCACCATTTGCAGTTGCTTCTGAAGCAATGATTGTTCCTGCTTCAATTGTCAAAGTTGCCCCCGGCAACACATAAATTTGTTTTGTTAGATTGTAGGTGTTGTCCGCAGTCCAAGTTGTTGATGTTGCGATGTCTTCAGTAACATCAATGTTTGCTGCCAGAGTAAAAGCAAGAACGAGATTTGTCATGTGAAACTCCCCTAAAAATTGGCAAACAATTACTTATTATTGGGAGTGTTAATTTTTAGTACAGGATGTATTAGCGTTGTGTGAAAAATTAAAGACCCCTTACGGGGTCTTGTTTAATCTTCATTTTTTTCTTTAATCTTTTCAACTATTTCTTCATGTTCGGCGCCTTTGTCTAAAAGATCTTGTATCTCTTCAGTTTCATACACCAATTGATCTTTAGATATCACAGGAAACTTTTTTGCACCGCACTTGGGTTCATGTGTAAAACCAAGTTCTGAAATTGAAGTTTTTGTACCATCAATATTTTCTCCTCGAAGATAGTGTAGTTGAATATCTTTTGGCGGCGATTCTTTTGTTTCTTCAATTGTCTTTTGCACAAGATCTCGATGTTCTTTGTAATTTCGCACAGACTTTTCAAAACCTTTACTGTCTTCAATTAATCTTGTGTCTGTTTCAAACTGCGAAACATAACTTCTAGGATATGGAAAAAATTGACAAAAAATGTCATCTTGATAAAAAGTAACTAGTCTTCGAGACTCAGTGAATTTCCAGTTCATTGTAAATGAAAATTGAAGCCAGTCAGTTTCAACAAGACCTTCTAATGGTGTTATGCCCATTTTTTTTTCAAAGTCGGGAAGGTTTGTTGGTCCTTTTACATAGAGTCCGTGATTTTTTGTTGTTGTAAAAATAAACCCAGGATGAAAAGTTAAAGTTCCATGTCCAAAATGCGATTGGACAAAATTAATTTTTTCTTTTGTGTGTGGAATTATACGAACAGAGTTTAATCCTTTATTACCAGTCCAATAAGCAGAAAAAGATGATGGACATCTCAATACCCAACCTAGGTTATTTGCGGCAACCAAAGGTAAACACTTGTAAGCATGACCTTTCGTGTCAGTCATCCATTCTCTTTGAGATGGTGCGGTTTCTATTTCAATACCCCATTCAGCAGCACCAACATCATGTGCAATGATTGAAAGTTTAGACTCATCAAAAGTTTCTTTTGGATAACTTTCTTTTGTTGTTTTCAGATCAGGATTATCCTTGTTAAACTTTTCTGCTATAAAACCAAAAGGACACTTTGACATTACTTAATTTTCTTTCCGTTACCTGATCGACTTGTTCGAGCAGCACCTGGTCTTTTTGATCTCTTAGAAGGACGCAAACGACCCTCTTTCAAAAGACCCTGAACATGTGCTTTTTCGTTTGTGGTTTGTCTTGCCATTTTTGTTCTCCTGTTTATTCGTTACCTGCGATTGTCAAACCAAAGTTTGCGAATGAGTATGAAGTCCATACAACACCCCAAGCCCATTCCTTTTTCATAAAGTATGCAATACCAACAACTGCGTACAAAAGACCCGCAACCAATGGTACAAATTTAGTGACTGCATCTAAAGTCACTTATACACCTCAGCATGACCTTCTTCAAGAAGCATTTCATTGAGGCTCTTATCATTCACATAGATCTCTCCAAGATAGCGACCAAACTTACCTTGTTCTTTTCCTGTGCGAACAACACACTCAGAACCAACAGGAAGAAGATCTTGAACAAACTTCTTTGCCTTTAGACCCCTTTCTCTTTCTTCACCACGAGTTTCCCAAGCATCAACACCATAAAAGCGAATACGCTCTGTTCTCAAAATATTAAAGCCACAATCAATCAAAAGATCAACTGTGTCTCCATCAACGACTTTCTGCACAGTCGCTTTGTAAGTGTATTGTGGTTTCATTTCTTTCATTTAAGTTCTTCCTTTACTTTTGGTAATGGTGCCTCATAATAGATGTCAAGACCCATTGCTTTTGATAATGCTAACTCTGCGTTTGCACCCTTGCTTCTTTCCCAGTTGCTCATCATGTAGATTGCGGTACATTCATCGCAAATTGCAACCATGTCACGACGCAATGCTTTTCTCATAAACTCGTGATCTTCATAGTTTGTGTCTGGTGCAAAAGACATAGGATCAGACATAGGCTTGCCTGCATCTCTGTCTAGTTCAGCGGGGTTAATAACATTCCAACCCTGTTCTCGAAGCACTCTAGAGCAACGATCAAAGGCAGGATAATTATAATCTTCATAGCCACGCATTGGGCCAGCAACATAAATTGTCGGGTTTCTATTCATCATCTACTCCTAAAATATTCTCTTTCAAGGCGACGAATGTTTTCATCACCAGTTGCCATAACAATTTCACCAGCAGTTTTGTGGCCGTAGATCATGTACCCTTTTCTTCTGGGCATATGTTTATCTATACAGTCTACACAATGTTGTGTGCCTGGTACAGCCTCTAATCGCAAAGAAGGAATATTTTTTCCACAGTCTGAACATTTCATTAGATTTCTATACCTCGCTTTTTCATTTCTTGAATAAAAGACTCTTCGCCTTTTCTCATACTAAAGTTTTGCCACTCAGAGCCAGATTTCTGATCTGCGTTGTCACTAATATACTTGAAACATACAAAAGGCACAAGCATTTTTTTGCAAACTTTAGCAATCGCGTATGCTTCCATATCTACGATATGCATATCTTTTACCAACTCATCTTTGTTTGTAACAAAACTATCGCCGGTGCCACAAACAACATCACCAGAATTCGTTGAGAGATCTGGCAAATACTCGTAAGGTGTGTAATATTTTGGCACATCAATCGCACTACAATCCATATCACGCTGAACAAAATCTTTGCATTCAACAAGACCACTTGCATCGGAAATAGATCCAGCAGTTCCGTAGTTAACAACAAGATTAGGAAGTTTACCGTGTGTATGTTTATAGTTCATCAACTCTCGTGTGACAACATGTGTTGCATTGATCTTTCCAACGCCAGTAAAAAACACATTGTTTTTATCGTGAAGAGTCGGTACTTCTAATTTCAAAGCAACAAACAAAAGCATATTAATCCTTTGAGTAGTACAAACAAAAGCCCATCGTGAACATTGCATTCATAGGCAAAAAGATGTAAAGAAAAAATTCAGGTGTTGTCATGGTTAACCCCACAACGACCATGCTGAGAGAAGAGTGATCAATTGAAAAAACCATTGTTCTCCTGCTTGCCAGTTAGAGAGAAGGTTAATCAAAATAAGCCAGAAGTGTTCTATACTATCGGCTGATACTGGCCACCAATAGCCTAGAGGCCAACCTGTTGGTACCATTGGTACATTTGGAAATGGAAACATTTTTTTATTACTCCTTAGTATTCAAGTCGTGCCGAATTGCACGAGCAAACATGATAAACGCAAAGGCAACAATCCAAAATTCTGGTTCATCAAACATTAGAACCTCCGACGATCATCAATAAAGCCGCTACCGAAGCAGACACCGAGAATCAATCCGAATGTAAAACCACCCAGAGTAAAAATTGCAGTAAACATTAGACGCTCCTTGAATAAAAACCTTTGACTGTTCGACGTTCGATTGCTGCTTCGGCATCTTTTCGCCCTCGTCTAGACTTGATTGTGCCTTTGCCCCAACCTCGTCTTACAACCGTGTGTCGTAAGACGGCAGAGCCTTCTCGCTCTGCTTCAATATCAAAACGATCAATGACTCGTTTTGCCATTATGCGTTCTCATACTTGTTGAAGTAGTTTGAGGTGCCTGTAATGAAAAGATTCAACAACCAGACAATGAATGATCCAGCAAACCCGTAAGAGATGTGCGTGATCACATTAAGGCTGTAGTCTGCATCAATGCCAATCCAAGCAGGCATTTGGGTGCCCATGAGGTAAAGTGCGACTGTGATCAAAAAAAGCATCCAACCAAGAAAATAATACTTACTCATTTTTTCTTTCTCCTAGAAATGCGAATAAATCGCTGTGTACGTTTGAAGTAAGAACTACGTCGTTCTCACCTCATTCATATGAAGTATACCTTCTATATCAGTCAAGTAAAGTAAATACTTCAATTTTTTTCATACAAGCCGCAGAAGCAAAACACTCCACAAAACTCGTTTTATTCAATCCCCAAGCAGCCAACTAAAGAAGCCAGTAGATTTTTCCTCTTGAATGACTCGCTTTTCGGGCTCTTCGTTTGAACCCTGAACGATGGCAAAATACTTAGGGAGATCTTCTTTGTTCTTTTCTGCTCGCTTTGAGGCACGCTCCAACTCTTTGTCTGTCAGTAAGAGTTGAACAACATCATCTTCGCCTGGGCCAGCGTCAGACTTTACATAAGTGGCGAAAAAGTATTCTTTGTCTGCGGCACGATGTCGATTTTTATTTTCTACTTTCATTTGAATTTCCTTTATGCATAAGTTGTTCGTAGAAGACCTTCTGTGATTATTTCTAATCTAGGCCATGTAAGTAAGTATAGAGTAACAATCTGTTGTGTCAAGTGCAATCGGTTCATTTTTTGTAATTTCCTTTGCGAATAAATACTAACCAGGAGATTCTTCATGCTTTCATTTTCGAACTATCTTGGCGAGATAGGAAACATTCTAAACGAGAAACTGATCGTTGTCAACAAAGGCAAGAAAGAAGGTCAGGTTATTTTCTTCGCAGGGGGAGCAGGCTCAGGCAAGGGTTTTGCCATCAAGAACTTTGTGGCAGCAGACTCATACAAGATTGTTGATCCTGATGAGTTGAAAATTTTGGCTCTTTCGCTAGGCAAAAAATACCCTGACAAGTATCCAGAGTATGCCAACCTAGACATGAAGAATCCTGATGATGTTGCCAAACTTCACGCCACAATCAAAGGCAAAGGTTTGATGGGTAAGAAAACATCACTGCTTTTTAGAAAGACTGCTTCTGGCAATCTACCCAATATTGTCATCGACAAAACAATGAAAGACTCTGGTGATTTCTATGAATATCTACCAACGCTAATGAAAGCAGGATACAAACCAGAAAATATTCATATCATTTGGGCGCTTACTGATTACAGAATGGCAATGGTTCAAAACAGAAAAAGAGCAAGAACTGTTCCTGAAAGAGTTTTGATTCAGACACACCGTGGTGCTGCAAAGACCATGACAGATTATTTCATTCGCAGATATCCAAAAGAAATCAACGGTGAGTTTTATGTGATTATTGGTGGACCAAACAACACTGTTTTCTACTCTGATGAAAAAGGCAGACCAACAAATGGTAAAGAGGGACTACCTTTTGCAATCAAAGACTTCAAATATTTCAAACTCAAATCATCAGGTAAGCAGAACCTAGATCCAGACAGTGCAATTGCAAAGAAAGTATTTGATCTAGTTGGTAAACTATCACCCCAGTAAGGAAGAGAAATGAACTTTAAAGATAAACTACAAGAAGCATACGAAGCAGGATATCGTCAGGCACTCAACGAGCAAGTACCATCCGGAGGCAATAGAATGCCACCACCACCAGTTGTGCCACCTGTTACTCCAGATACTGAAACAGAGTCTGGACTAGGTGACGCAGTGAATCTGCCGAGTGATCTTCCTCAATGGATTATAGATCTAATCAGACAACAAACAGGTCAAGGACCAAGAAAAATTCTTAAGAGATACTTGAAAGGTAGAGGTCTACCAAAAGAACTTCGTCCTGAACTTAGCAAAGCACAAAGAAGAAAACTTCTAGAACTTATCAGAAACATGTATCCTGATTTGCAAAATGAGTGGTGGTTCGGGACCATGACAGGCATAATGCTAAAGTGGATGATAGGCGAACCACTGACATTCCTCGAAAGACAAATTCTTAAGATTATTGGAATTGATTTTGGAGAACTAGTTGATACATTGTTGCCTCAATTTAATGAGTTCCTCAATGATCTATTTGGTAATCCTTGAGAAATAGCCCCATCGGGATTCGAACCCGAACTGTATGGATTTTAAGTCCACTGCCTCTACCGTTGGGCTACAGGGCCTGATTTTATTCTGAATCCTTTTTCACATCTTTTCTTACCTGATGTTCGTTTCTACTGGTAGCATATTTTTCACGAAGAGACTCAATCTTTGAATCATCAGGACGTGGTTTTTGAACTGCTCGCTCTTTGTAATATGTTTTACCTTCTTTTTCGTTTATCTGTGTCCATTTTTTAAAGGTATAATCTTGCCAAGAAGCAAATTCTGGATCATCAGCAGTAATTAACTGATCATCAATATCCCATTTTGTATCATAGGCTTCTCGACGAATTGGAACAATTTGTGCGAGGGGAGGCCACATCTTTTGACGTATTTCAACTTTCTGATTTGGCTTCTTAAAAACAATATTTGTCCAAATATCATAATCCATCCAATCAGATTCTATGACTCCCTCTTGAATGTACCAAGATCTATCATAGTCCTCTTCCACATTGATTGGACTTCGAATTAAAAGTCCCCAACCAGGCGGTGTTCTGAGAATAACTCCTGTCCAGATTTGAAGAATATTCTCATCTGCGAGACCTGCATTAACATAACTTCTAGTTAAATATTTTGATGGTAATTCACGAGTTTCTCCACTCTCTGTTTTATACTCATAGGATGGTAGACTAGACAGGTACTCATGTTGTTGAATTTCATCAAACTTGTTATATTCGTGTATTGTCCATTCACCGTTGGGGTGATAAGTAGCATCTAAATCGACAGCAGGAAAGATCCACCAACCTAAACTGTTTGCGTGAACATAAGGGCCGCATCTTTTGATCGCTCCAGATCTAGAGTAATTATGCTCTGTTTCATTTTGACCATCAGGACCTATTAGTTTACGGTTTGCTGGAACAATTTTAATCCCTTGGGTTGGATGTAATCTTCTCACTCTTAAGAAAGGTGATTCTGTATGATCTTGTACGATGGAGGGTTTTACTTCCTCAACACGACCTTTTTTGCTTTGAAATATTGAAAATGGACACTTTCCCATTATTGACCCTCTTGTAAAAAAGTTTGATCTGATTGATCATTGTTTCCAAGAAGCAACTGTGAAATCTGTCCTTGTGTTACTTCTGTGATCTCACCAGATGTCTCATACTTGATTGTAATCTTTTCTTCGTTGATTGAGACAATAGTTGCCTCTCTATTTGAACTCTTACAAAATACTTTTTGCCCTACATTGAGTTTCATCAAAAATCTCCTTAAACTATTTTCCCAATAAGAATCTGTTGACTTTTTCAAAAAGCCTTTTGGTCCACCAACCCAAATTCTTAACATGTCTTCTGCGGTAGGTTCTCTATTAATGCCTAATCGCACAAATCTATCTTTGTTGGCATATCGTTTCATATATTTACGAAAAACAATCAGTGAGTTTTCTAGGCTATCTACCTCTTCATACGGAAAACTAACATTAGCATCGGTATGACAATCTCTGGTTATTTGCAAAGGCCCTCTCGAAAGAAACCTTTGTCTTTTTTCACACCAGTCACCTAGTATAGGCTCGTTGTTTGTAAGTCTACCATCAGACTCAACAAGATGAACAAGTCTTTCAAGCGGTGTTTGATAAACCGATTTATTTTCAATATTTAAAATTAATGTCAAAAACAAAATACTCATAATGAGAGTGATAGGACTCGAACCTACAACAACAAGAACCTAAATCTTGCGCCTCTGCCAATTGGGCTACACTCCCGATTGGGTGATTAAATCACCCCTATTTACTTCTTCTTACAATGTGATTTGCAAGCAAAGAAATTGCCTACAAGAAAGAACGAAGGAACCCAAAGACCAACATAGGTCGCATCAGCGATACCATATGCATTGTAGCAATAGGCAGAAAGTGCAATCGAAGCAAAACCTAAAACGTGACAAACCTTTGCAATTTTTTTCATAATAAATCTCCTTTTATTTGCAAAACGCTCTCGGCAGGATTCGAACCTGCAATCTACTGATTAGAAGTCAGTTGCATTATCCGTTATGCTACGAGAGCCTAAAATCAATCTTCAGTAATCTTTAGTCTTTGTGTCGTTGCAGCATCAGGAACAACAAGGTTCGAATACCACTTCGTCACGGCTTTATCATACTGATCTTCTAACTCATCACTAACATCACAATACCAAATAACTTTATCTGAACTAATAGAAATAGTTTGATCTTTTTCTGCATGATCAATCCAAGGCAGAAGCATCATTGGCGATGCAATATCTTTACGCAATACAATTGCTGCGTTTTTGATTTCAAAGTATTTTTTGTCTTCGCCAAGACCACTGCAATCAGCAATAATACTTTCACCTGTAGCAAGACTCACATTTTTCACATTACTCATTGTTTATCCTTTTTGATTTTTTCAATCCACTCTTTAGTGTTTGTTGTTGTTACGGGTAGAGGTTTTCTTTTTCCTCGAAGATACGCCTTTTGCATTTGTTGGTGTGTTTCTTTTCCTGTTTTTAGCACCGAAAGCCCTTTCCCAATTTTCTTCCCATTTCTTTTGATTCACTTTTCGATATGAATCGCCTTTTCCTGCCATGTTTTATCTCCGAAAGCCAACGACTGGATTCGAACCAGCAACCTGTTCATTACAAGTGAACTGCACTACCGTTGTGCTACGTTGGCGTATTTTTATTGCTCTTTCAGTTTAGTAACTTTTTGAATCAAGTCAAAGTATTTTTTCGATTCTTTATACTCAGCACTGCTGCCATAGAAACGCATTGACTCTGCTCGCTGCGTAAGACAATCTAGAATCATATCAATCTCTTCACTTGTTAATTTCATTGTCAATTACCTCAATGTAGTTTTCGTTCTTTAGAAACTCAATCGTCAATGTTCTGTTTCCTATGTATGGTGAGATCAAAGCACGAATCAACGCAACCGTATTTGTCTTCGCCATAGAAACATTCTTTTCATCATAAGCCATATCAATCATCTTATCATGTGCTTTTTGCCATGTCAAGTTTTCAAGTTCCCCGTTCGTATCAACACGAAAGGTGCCAAGTTCTCTTTCATAGATTCTTGATTGTGACATGTCGATATAAGCGTCAGTCACCTGTGGCTCAAGAACAATGATCTGTACTTCTTGCTCATCAACGTAAATGTTCACATACGAAAGATCAACACCAAGATTTGCATATCCTTGTGCCACAATTAGTACCTTGTTGTCTCCCCAGAAAGATTCATCAACACCATCAACAATACCTGCCATAGAAACCTTCAATACATTCAATTGTGAAATGTTCTGAAACGATTCTGTCAGAGTGGCACGAACAGACACATCTCTCATGTTGCCAAAAGCAGGATAAAAACTTTGTCTTGCTAAAACTGCAAGTATTGACAAAAGAAAAATCAAAGCAAGTATTGATAAACCTTTTTTCAACCATTTTTTATTCAATAACATAATCATAATTATTCCTTACGCAAAAAGATCTTCAAGAGTTGCTGTTCGTTCGTGTTGCCACCCAACAGTCTCAAGAATAGTTTTAATCGGATCAATAAACGCTTTTTGAAACTGTGTGTCATAGTCTATGTATTTTTCAAGTTCAAATTCTTTTGGTAAATTAGATGTAAAAGCAAGAACTTTTTCTGGTGTTGGGTTTGGAACTTTCAACATCAAAAACTTCACTTTGTCACCTTCACGAATCGCCTCATACTTTCGATCCAAATTCTTCTTCTGAATCATGTAGTTGTAAATCAAAGCGCCTTTCACAGCGATTGGTGTTCCTTTTGAGTAGATGTTCTTGACATCACGATATCTTTCAAGACCATTTACACCTCTAGGGAATGCAACATCTTCAGCAGGCAAAGAAATAAATCTATCACGGAACTCTTCGATGAAATTAATTACAGTTTTCTCATCTGTTGTAAGAATCAACTTGATACACTCTTTAAGTTTGTCACGAACAACCTGTGGTGTAGATGATCGTGTCGTTTCAATGCCCATGATCTTCAGTTTTGGTGTTTCATAGCGAACACCTTCAGAATCATGCACTTGAAGAATGTATCTTTTCTTTGCTGTCCAGATGCCTTTGTCGGCAATCACTTCTCTCTCCATCACCATCTTGTTATCGTAAGCATTCATCATCTTCGCAAGTTCTTCATACTTTTGATTGATGAATGGTTGCATAATTTCTTTGCACACTTTGTCAAGATAGTTGATTGTCTCTTCTTTCGTTTTGTTTGAACAAAACTTCTCCACGACTTTTCCTAAACGAAGATACACAGAATCAGTATCACTCGCCACCACATAATCAAAATTGTCAGTGGAGAAAGTCTTGTTCAAAAAGTCATTCAGATGATTACCAATCCACTGAATTGAAAGTTGACCAGACATCGTAATTGCTTCAGCAAGATCAATGTCATAGTAACGGAAGTATTTGTTACCCAATGCACCGTAAGCAGAGTTCAAAGCAATCTTCAAAGCCATTTGTTTGAGATGATTTCGTTGTTCTTCTACTTTCAGTTTGTTTGTATAGCCTGCACGACCGAGAGACGGCATGTTCTTGTTTGGAAGATCCTCAAGTTCTTTCTGTGCTTCAATCATCAACTTCTTGTACTTCTTGCGATCAGAATACATCTTTTGCATCAACTCAGGAAGAAAACCTTGCTTGTCTTTACGGTAGCAAACACCATTTGCTGCAATCGAATAGTCGTTAGATGCAAACTCTTTCAACTTTTCGTGACATGGTTTCCAATATAACTCTGGTGAATTCTTTAGAATGTTGTCTACACCAATACCAAATCTATCTTCTTCTGTGCTTTCAATCTTTGTCTCTGGACTCACATTGTATTGCATAATTAAGTGAGGATATAGAGAGTTCAGGTCAAACGAAACAACCCACTCGTGAAAACCTACAATAGGCTCTTTCACATAAGCACCGATCAGGGTACTGTCATCCTTTTCTTTTTTTGCAAGAGGAATAACAATGTTCTTGTCACGAAGATGATTGTAGATAATCGCATCCCACATTCGCACTTGTGAAAACACATCTTCAAAGTTGATCTTCGCCATGTAAGCCATCGAACAATGTAGTTCAATCAACTGCATCTTTTCGTTTAAACGCTCAACGAGTTCAACATCTTTGACGTTGTATTCGGCAAACTTTTGAAAGTCATTTCGATAGAAGTCTGCAATGCTGTCATACTCAGAGTAATCAAGTTTCTTTTCACCGAGTTCAACAAAAGCAATGTGATCAAGTTTATACGACTCTTGATTCGTTGTGGTATACTTTTTGTATAGTTCAAGAAAGTCAGTTGAAGAAATACCAACTAACTCAATCGCAGACTGATCTCTGCCCATCACATGAATCGTTTTGTTGATCGTAATATTCCAAGGCGATAAGTTCTTCATCATCGTAAGATTAAAGACACGCTTGATTCGATTTGCAAGATACGGAAGGTCAAAGAAGCGAATGTTCCAGCCTGTCACAATATCAGGTTCTTCTTCCCTCCAGTGAGAGACAAATGCTTCAAGCATTTCTTTTTCTGTTTCAAACTGATGACAAATCACACCATCAATATCAAACACACCGACACCAAAAGTATGTGTGTACTTCTTTTTACCATGAACATACTTTACAGTAATGAGATTGATCTTTTCTTGAGGATCAGATGTGTTAGGAAAACCATACTCACATTCTGTTTCAATATCCATGTAAGCAATTTTTATCTGATCGATTGACCAGTCAATCTCACCAGGAAAGTTTTCAGAGATGTATTGAAGTTTCCAGTTGTCGTTGCCATGAACATCAAAACCAGAGACACCCATATACTTGTCAATAAACTCTTTTGTATCTTTCATACCACCAGGCGAGAAAGGCTTTACACTATCACCGAAAAGTGTCTTATGCTTTGTATCTTCTTTTGAAGTCACAAAGATTGTAGGAGAAAATTGTCTCTGTTCAGAAAATCTCTCTCCTGTATTTCGATCAACACCACGAAACAGAATCTTGTCTGAGTAAACAGCAACATGAGTATAGACTTCAGACTTTTGCATAAATCTCCTTTATGAGGTTTTTGAAGTGACGAAGTTCACGCTCATATGCTACAAGATCTTGAGTGTGCTTGTTCACCATCGCCGTGGTTTTGTTCATGTTATTTACAATCTCTTCACGAAGATCAAAAACTTCAATTTCAATTTTCTTTCGTGAACGTCTTGCAAAGTAAACGTGTGTTAAAAATAAAACACCGAGAATGGTCTCAACAACCATACTGTTGTTCTTCTCCATCTCGTTCGGTGATGTAAGCAGAAAGAATTACCATGTAATTGATGATATCAATACACGAATCATGGAAAGACTCATTCTCAACGCTCATCTTTCCTGCTTCAATGAAGGAACTCAATCGAGAAATTTTGTCAACTACACGAACGAGCATACCTTGTTCTGTAGTGCAAACACCCAATGATTCACAACGAGTGAAGTTTGCAAATGGTTCTTTACCACCATTGCCTGCGTAGTCTCTATTTTTTAGATTCATCAAGTCTTGTGCAGACTTGCAAATTAGTTCGTGATGTTTTAACAGTTCATCTCTAGTCATTATTTTTCTCCTGTACTACCAAAACCGCCGGTTCTTTCGCCGTCGTTCGTAGGTCTTATTGTAGTGCAAGATAACGAATAGTCAAGTTGTTTTATCAATTCTCCTTGACAAATTCTTTCTTCGTGTTCAATGTTAACTGCCACATCAGAATTATTACGAATCAAAGCGAAGACTTCTTCTTTATAATCAGAGTCGATGATGCCCTCGGAGACAGACATACCAAGACCCTTTTTGGCAGCCGTTCCAGATCGCGTGTGAATACGAACAGAATAACCACGAGGGATATCCATGATCAGTCCTGTTGGTATCATTGCTCTTTCATTCGGCCCCAATGACAAAGAAAACTCACCTTCAACACTTTCTTTTTGGCAGTGTCGATGAATCTTTTCATTGCTTGGGGTATAGATTGTAATCTTTCGACTATCAGGACCAAAGTAAGCCCTTAGATCAAAACATGCTGATCCACTTGTAGCAAATATTGGGTCCTTTACCAATGCTGTCTTACAATAGTAATTCAATTTTATCATAATATACTCCTAAACCTTTTCCCCATTAAGGGAGGCACCTGATATTTAGAGAGTAGATTGTAAACCCGCCTAGGCTTTTTGCAAGTTTTATTTCAGGGCTTTATGGTGTCAACAATTTCGTAATCACGCAAAAGGCCAGTTAATCTTCCTTTTTCAGTTACGATTTTGTAATCACCTTTTCTCGTGTGTTGAAAAATATAAACCGTCTGTCTTTTTTTCTTAGCAAGGTCTTTTGCCATTCTTTCTGCTGTAGAAAAGTTTCTAATTGTTTTAATTTTTTTAGTGTCAATGCCAAACATATCAATGGCACTTTCAAACGATTTATTCATAGACTCTTTTAAAAAACACTTAAATGTAAGCATTCTTAATTCCTTTTTCTTCGGCGTGTCCAAAATAGAACAGCCATAAATGCGTATATCATTGATGGTTCAACGACAGGTTCTGGTTCTGCGGGAAAAAACGGAAACTGTGGATCATCTGGTATGTATTCACCAACATCTGTCACGTCCTGTATGGGAGGCAAAAATGGAGGTAGGTCAGCGAGGAGCAATGGAGGCGTATCGGGTACCACTTCTTTTTCTAAATCAGCCAGTTCAATTATGATTGGCTCAAGAGTAACTTCAGGTGACATGGGAAGACCCTGCATTGGAGTTTCAGAAGCCGTTTCGGTAGACTCTTCATCTTGAGAATCTTCTTCGCTTTCTTCTTCACTCTCTTCCTCTTCCTCTTCTTCTTCCTCTTCTTCTTCCTCCTCTTCCTCTTCTTTCTCTTCTTCTTTGTCCTCTTCTTTATCTTCTTCTTTGCCTTCTTCTTCACCTTTTTCTTTTGATGCTTTTCCATCTTCAGACATGTCTGCTGTGTCCGATTGGGCACCAGGATTAGCAGTGGCTGGTGCGTTGTTCATCAGATTCATCACCGCATCTATGTCGCCACTTAGTATGGCACTAATTAAAGCAAAGTTGTCGGATACATTATCAACGACTTCTTTACCTACAACTGCGGCACCTGCTGAACCAGCAATTGTCATGGCTGTTATTCTTTTTTGTAGTTTTTCAATTTTACTTTTTTGTGAACCACTCGCTTCGTTAATCTTTTCACGAAACGAATCTCTTTCTTCTTCGAGTGCTTCTCTTAGTTGTTCTTGCTTTTGCTCACAACGCTCTAATGCGCCTCTGACTTCTTCTTCTCTTTGTTTTCTATCGTGGCTTCGTAACTCTTCACACTCTCGAAGTTTTCTTAGTATGTCATCAAACTCATCACAATTGCAATCTTTTTCTTCTGCCATTTTTCTTCCTTCTTCTTATCCAGCGTTATAATCATCATGCACAAAAACTTGATCAGGTGTTCTAAAACTTTTCTTTCTCATCACTGTTTTGGCAATTAGATCCAACTCACCGTTTCTTCGGTCGTATTTAATTACGAATGGCATATTAATATCTGTTGTCATATCTTTGATAACCGCTTCTGCGTTTGCACCAAGTTTGGCAATCTTCTTGCCATGCTTCTTATAGGCTTCTCTAAACAGACGAATCACCTCTGCGGGTGTGATGTCTCGAACATTTCTTGGATCGTTTAGGCGCTCTAGAAAGTGTCTTGTAAACTCAACATCAACACCAACTGCTGAATACAATTTATCAACATAAACCTCAATCTGATTTAATTCTCTTTTTGTAATATCCTCGTTCAGACTTTCATTCTTTTTACGACCTTGACAGTGTGCCTTCTGTGAAAACCCTTTTGGATTATTACAGTCGATTGAGTCTTTGTATTTCTTAGACCATTTCTTTTCACTGAGTTGTTCTACAAGATCGTGATAGTATTTCATTTCTTCTTTCCAATGTTATACTTGGCTTCTAAAGTCCAGTTTTCCTTTTCAGAAAAAGGTAGAATCTTGATCTGTGCAATCGAAGCACAAGGCTCTTCGATCTTTGACGAATCAACAATACGAAGAAGTTCCCATTCTTCGAGTAGTTTTATAATTCTATTTCTTCTGGCAATATCTTCTTCTGGTAAATCAGTTTTTTTTCCATCAAGCAAAAACAGTTCTTTGAAGTGAAGTATGTAATACTTTCCCTTCTTATGTAAAATATGGCATGACTGCCAAAGTTTGTTTTCTTTTCTTGAGGAGATGCCGATGCGGGTGAGCGTTTCTTTCACCTTCAAAAACGCATCGGAGTCGGGAAGTTCAACTTCAACCAGCGACTCAACAATATCTTCATAATCTGACATTTTATAATCTCCAATGATACGTGGTTATTTATCAAAACCAACGTCCAATGAGATTACACAATCAGCAAGAGCCGCGATTATTCTGCTTTTTGATTTGTTCGATATTACTCTCTGTGAGTATCTTAGCGTAGTCTTCAGCCTTCGCTCTAGAACACTTGTAGTGACTTGCCAATAGTTCAACTGTGTCGTTGCTTTCTGTTTTATGCCACTTGCTAAACCGCTTTCCCTTGCTCACCTGATGCAGATAAAACTCATACTGCATTTTTGCGTCAAGGTTCGAGTGTTGATTCATCAAGTTTGCAAACATCAATGTGTCGGCGTGATAGGACAACGACTTGTTGATCAGATAAGGATTGTATTCTTTCTTCATCATCTCTTCATTTTCGTGAAAGAGATTTTCTTTTGTGAAGTTAATGCTGTTTAAAAAATCACCAAAACTCATGCTAAAATATTTCCTCCATCATCGTTGAAATCTATGTCCATACAGTCGTTATTGTCCACTGAGATAATCATTTTAATAGGTATCTCAATCCATTTTTTGCTATCCCAAAAATACTGCAACATGAAAGAATCGCAAGGGTTTTGTCCCACTATTTTTTCTTTTGGTGGCTCTTCATCTGTGTGTATCACATTGACGTTATAGATTTTACCATCTAATCCCTCATATTGAATCGCCACATAGCCTTCTTTCTTTTCAATCGTAGTTCTTAACCACACAGAAAAAAGTTTTTCAGGCACTCGTGTCTGTGCAAAAATAACAGATAAAATTCCTGCTGTGCCACTAAACTGATGAGAGATGTAACTTGATCTTTCTTTCATAAAGTTTTTTCGAAGATCATTACATTCCTCAACAAAGTTCGTATAGCGATATGTTTTTGCAATATTCCAAACTTGCCTAAGAATTTTATCTTGCATTTCTAATTGATGACCAAACTCATTTGATTGAACAAACTCATCAATAGTCTCGTCATCCATTTTATTACGATTCTCTTTTAGTTCATTTGTAATTTTCTTGCCAATGTTTACCGTGATACGATCTTCAACACTCATCAAGTTTTCTGGTGAGTCATCTTCAATTGCATCTACACCAAACTCATCTAGAAGTTCGTTAACAACAGTATAAAACGTATCAACGTCATACTTCTTTTTGAGAAGAAACACTTCTATAGACAAATCGTTTGCACTATCAACCATTTTGATATTTATTGTTTCAATCGTTCTTTCGTTTGACTGCTGAGTTATTCTCAGCCCAATCCCAGTTTTCTCTATAACGCATGTTTTCTTCCCACACAGAGTCTAAGATACTTGGTGGAATACCATGATCATCCAGTGTTTTAATTAACGCATTTACATCCTTTGGAAAACATGTGCCGCCAAATCCGTAGTCACCATCAGGGCCAGGAACTTTTGTGTGAGATGGGCTGATTCTGGGGTCTGACAAAACACCGTTTAGAATTTTTTCATAATCCAAATAAAGTTTTTCGCTGAGTATTTTTATCATATTGAAAAACATTACCTTTGTGGCAAGAAAACAGTTCGCACTATACTTTACCAGTTCAGACTCGTCAGATGACATGGTGTAAATTGGAATATCAGGGAAAGAGTCCTCAAAAAGTTTTTGAACCATGTCTAGGTACTTTTCTTGCACATAATCAGGTAAACCAATAACAGTTCTATCAGCATTGACAAAATCATAATTTGCATTAGCAGCAGTTAAAAATTCTGGACAGTGAATTAAATTTCTTATATCATACTTTTCTGCTAGTTTATTGGTCGTGCCAACAGGAACAGTAGACTTCAAAATCAAAACTTGATCTGAGTCCTTTGTAAAATGGTTGCTTAAATTTTCTAGACAGTTTTCAACAATGCTTAAGTTTGCTTCTCCACCAGTTTCTTCAACCATTGGTGTCGGCAAGCAAACGAAAATATGTTTACAACCTAAAACTTCATCGAGTGTATTCTTACACAACTCTGGTTTCAAATCATAGACTAGCGGGTTTTTATCTTTGAAGCCATATGCAACTGCCCCACCAACAAAACCATTTCCAATAATTCCTATTTCACCACTCATGTTTAACCTTTCTATTTAAATTCTGAACCCATCATAATTTCTGTGAGGGCTGCAACAAGATTAATCTCTTGATCTACCACAAAGGCAGACTTGTATTGATACTCAGCAAGAACAAGAATAGCACTAGGAATAGAACCAGGCTCAATGTGATCGCTAAGTTGATCATAGATCTTTCGGAAGATTCTTGAGGGGTCGTTGTCGATGTTGTCTACGACCCATTTACGAACAGTCTTGAAGTCTTTCTTACACATTGATGCCATTAAATCTTGAACAGCGACATCAGAAAAATTAGTAAGAATACCTTCATCAATAGTTCCAGACTGACCATAACGTTGCACTTCATTCAACACTCTTCGCCAGTCAGGTGAATAACGCTGAACAAGTTTTACTAGAACACGATCATCTGCTTTGATAGACTCTTTTGCAAGAATATCTTTTAGTCGAACAAAGAAATCAGCACTTACTCTTTTCTTATCCTTCGCAGTCATCTTGAAATCAATCACCGAACAACGAGAATGCAGTGGTGAAATGATTCGATTCTTAAAGTTACAAGTAAAAATGAAACGACAGTTACGACTAAACTCTTCAATGAAGCCACGCAACGCAGGTTGTGTCGATTGAGGATTCAAATAATCAGCCTCATCAAGAATCACAACCTTGCTTTCACCACCAAGAGAAACTGTGCTTGCAAAGTTTTTGATCTTGGTACGAAGAGTGTCAATGCCACTTTCTTCGGAGGCATTGACAAACAAAAATTCTTGTCCCATTTGTTTACACAAGGCACGAGCAACGGTTGTTTTACCACAACCTGCACCACCAGCCAAGAGAAGATTCTGCATCTTGCCACTGTTTACGATTGATAGAAAAACATCCTTCACCGAGTCGGGAAGGATGCATTCTTCAATTGTTTGAGGCCGATACTTTTCAACAAACAAGACTTCGTTGAAGTGATTAGTTTCCATACTTAGTATCAGGCTCCAATGCGACACAATAGTTGACATCGTGATCTTTGTGGTTGAATTTCGCAACGCTTCGTTCGCAGATGTTTACAGTGTAATCACCAGGAAGAAGTTTAAGATTTTCGACCTTGAAGATCATACAGAAACTCTCACTCTCTCCGCTATCACCAACTACAACGCTGTAGTCATTGGATGTCGGGTCGCTCTTGTCAAACGCACGAAGAGCAATCTTGTCACCCTGTGTTTCAACAGAGAGATCAGGAAGACTCAATGTTGAGGCTGCTTGCGTAAGTTTACCAAAGTCTGTTTGCTTCAACTCAAAGTTGATAACAAAGTCAGGAAGATTTAGTTCTTTGGTAGGCACAGTAAGCAATGAAGGCTCTGAGTAGTAGTACTTCACAGAGTTTGTTCGACCAGATTCAGAGATTGTGACAAAGTTATCATCAAAGTTCAGAATTGGATTTGCGAACAGATTGATCGTAGACAAAAATTTGTTTAGATCAAAGATACCAAACGATGTTGGAAAGTTCTCTTCAACAACTGCTTCTGCCAGAACGTTCTTGACAGGAGAGATTGTTTTGAGTGTGTTGCCTGAATTAATCAGGATGTTTGAGTTGATACTTGCAAAGTTTTTCAGAATCGCAAGTGTCTCACTAGAAATTTGCATTATAAAGTTCTCCTTAGTTAACGATCATTATAAGGTTTATTTTTCACTTGTAAAGTTCTTTTCTGAAGGATCTTTAGGAAAAGTTCCTCCATACCCAAGAACACAACCAAGAAGAGCCTGGCAAACACGAAACGAGTTTGATGCCAGGCTTTCAAAGTTTTTTTCTAAAACATTTCTTTGAGGTTTTGTGAGAGCAGACGTAATCAATGGATCTAAAACCCACTTACCATTTTCTTTTCTTGCAAACACTTCACCGTTCATTTTCATTTCCGTTGAGGTGTATTCAATCGTTTGATTTGGCATCGTCATTTCGTTGTCTCGCAATCTCAATAATTTTCGCACGAAGATCTAGTTCGTAATGAAGATCCTCTTTTTGCTCATCCGTTAATGTAGGATAAGTTTTGGCTTCTTCCTCAGTAAGAAAGCAGCCGATACAATAACCTTGCTTATCAATAACACAAGGCTCATTCTTAACAGGACAGTCCATTACGGAAGTTCTGGGTATCGAATTTTCTCTAGTTTCTCAGAAACGAAAGTCTTTTCAAATCTTTCGCCGTCGCTGTCGTTGAAGTTATCAGATCGCCCTTCAGCAATACCTTCTTCGTACGCTTCACGAATTAGAAGTCTCAGTTCTTCATATGTTTTGTTAATTTGCTCTTTGTAGTTCTGTGACACCGAAGCACCACCAAAACCAAAGCCACTAGTTGTATTACCCATCATTCGCTCCTTTCATAATATGAATGCACATGCAGGTAGTTTTTCCAAGATTCAAACAAGTATCCTTCTACGAGTTCGAGTTGGTCCTTTATTATAAGGGTATTTAGATTGTCTCCATACCTTTCTTGGAGACTTTTTGTAATAGATTTTTGAAAAGACTCATTAACATACCACGGGTTAGTAACAGGGTTGTCTGCAATCGCAAGTTTCGTTTCTGCAATTTTCTTTCCATCAATCTTTGCAATCCACTCTTCGCTTTTCAGTTGTTGAAAGCGAAAGTCATAAAATTCATTCATGTTCTGCTTCCATTAATTTTAGTTCATATTTTTTCCACTTTGTAAACGGACTACCATCGCCGTACTCTTCGTAAACTTCTCGAAGAGTTTCAGACAGTTGATCTTCGTCGTGTACAATTGTTTCGTGAATAAGTTCTACATCTTCAAAGACGCACACACGAATGGGAAATTCCTTTAAGTTCATAATCAAATAATACCTTCATTTTGTATTAATGTCTAGTCTTTTTTAGATTTTTTCTTTGCCAAGTTCGTGGCTACGGCATACATCACGCCTTTGCCCTCTTCGTCGCCATATCTTTTTTTGAAGTCTTTGAGTTTTGGCTTCAACTTCTTGACATACTTCTCACGATCTTTGAGTTCGACTTTAGTAAGTTTTCTTTCGTTGGTTTTTGAAGACTCTGGCACACAGTTTGGTACCATGCGTTTGCCTTTCTTTTTCATACCAACTTGTTTGTAGCCATCCCAGCAGGCTTCGTTGAAGTGGTCTTTAAAACTTTTTAGATTCATCTTGACAAGTTTCTTTGGTCAATTCTTTTAAGTTCTCTTAGAAGCACATACAACTGACTAATGTACTCATAAACTTCAGGATCTACATCTCTCATCCAAATTGGTACATTATAACCATTTGCCATTTGGTTGCTATCGAAATAACGACCACCTCTCAATTCTTCAAAAAGTTCTATGATTTCATCGATTTGTTCATGTAATGAGGCATATGAAATTTCACCATTAGCAAATTGAGAAAGTGCCGAACGAAGATTTGCAAAATAATCATTCACATTGTTTATAAAACCAAGAACTTCGTCTGGAAGATTTTGAAATTGCCAGTTTGTCTGTTCAAACCCCCGAAGAAATCTTTGCCATGATTGACTGTTGCTGCTAGTTAATTCTCGCAAAACAAGATACCATTCATACGCAAGGGAACGGGTTCTTCTTGCTGTTCTATTTGTTTCCCTCATGAGTTGCCTAAATAATTCGAAAAGTCGATCATTATCGCTTGCCGTTGTGATCTGCGGTGTTCTTCTCACCGGTCTACCATCACCAAACAATCTTTTCCACCAAGGCTTTTTTGCTGGACCAGGTTTTGAATCAAAATCTGGTCTTCTAAACGGGGGTGGAATTTTTTCGGCGAGATAACTTTCACTCAAATAATCTTTGTTTTGTTTCCAGTACATTACTTCTTACCTTTTTTTGCACCCTTTTTCGCACCTCTTTTAGCACCCTCAGGCACCTTAGCCCACAAGTCTTTGTCGGCTGTCTTCTGTGTTTTACCACCAGTTAGAAAAGAGTTCACTCTTGCAAACGCCCATTGGTGTTGACCGATGCCTGGTCTGTGACCACCAGTCCATGCTGCCATACCACGATCATAAACTTTCTTTAGAATGTTGTATGGAACACCAGTTGCTTTTGCTTTGTTTGTTAGACCTTTGATTTTACCTTCGAAAAAGTTCATTTGCTACCCTTCTTTCCAAACATTTTTTCATACTTCTTAGTGTGCTTTGATTTTTGACCTGTGCCTGCATACTTCTTATCAACATCGGTTGGTTCGTATCTGCGAGGATCATCTTTGCCAAATTTCTTTCTTGCTTTGATTTCGGCTGCTTTTTGTTTTGCATCAGCCTTTGTCATTCTTGAAACATACTTTTTAGGCAAACCAGTTTCTTTGTCTTCTGGTGATTTCTTTATCTTGCCCGATTTGGTATAATACTTTGTGTCTTTAGGATTTTTTTTTTCGGAAAAGAATCTTGCTCTTGATTGTGCAAGTTGCAGATCCTCTAGTCTAAAGTCTTCAAACACAACTTTAATACCATCAACACCATTTCTTTCAAAAATTCGTTTAACGGTGTTTGCAACCACGTTTCTTGTTGTGATGGTATCTATGGTTAAAGATGAAGACTCAACAAAAAGCGTTCCTCTGCTGTATTCAACATCTAGACCTCTATGAGATTCTTTAAGTTCTCTTAGAGCGGCTGCTGCATTAGGATAACGTGTCTCGTTTACCTGCGACTCTTTAAGCATCTGTGTCACCTTTGTTCTTGCCCCAGCAGAGCCAAAGGTTAGAACAACTTCGTCACCGTCAATGTCGGTGCTTGTGACAAGACGGTTGTATCTCTTGAGTTCAGCCTTGTCTTCGCCAGACAGAATCTCTTGCATCTTCTGTGCTAGTTTAGAGGTTACTTTGAAACGTAGGCTGTGACCTGTTGTCTTCTTCACACCAGGCGAACGACCACGAAACTTTTTCTGTGGTGTTGCTTTGAGTTTTTGTTCTTTGAAGACTTTGGTTTTGCCATCTACGTTCTTTACTGTGGCAACACGCTTTGCACCTTTTGCCTTGAGAATCTTTTCGAAAGGCCCATTTGGTAAGGTGACTGGGGTGTATACTCCCTTTTTCAGGAAATCGACAGAACCCACTTGTTTTCCTGACGGCCTTTCTGCTGAGGTACGCATCGTTCTCTTTGATGCTGGAATTAGATAGATTGCGACTTCACGCCCCTTGTCTCTTGTTGGATGAAACTTCACGCTCTTTATAGCGTCTTTGAGAGTGTCAAACTCAACCTGTGTTCGAATCTTTTGTTCTTTCATACAACTATTGCAGCCGCAGCCACATCCTTCTTTTTCGTCTTTGAGGAGATCAGACACAGACTTGCCCTTCTCCCAGAATTTGCAAGACCAGTACCCTGCTTTTGTCTTGTCTTTCTTTTGATCGCAGTTGTGTCTGGCACGAAAGTTTTTTAGTCTTTCTGGGTCATCACGTTTGATTTCCATGTTTGGATCACCAAACTCAACCTTGACCACATTACCCTTTTTGTTCTTAACGTAGACGCCAAACTTTTTGTCTGAGCCTTTCGGTAAGCGAAAAGGATTATCTAATTCTACTTCTTTGCCTTGATATTCTGCCATGCCAGTATTTATACAAAAACAGCGTCCATCAAGGACGCTGTTTGGTGACTTCACTCTCCGTCACTGGGAAAGCCTGTTTATCGAGAAAGGCATCTCGTGAGGTGACAAGCACCTCTGCTCCTACATAGTTTACCTTACTTAGTCAATTGTCTGATCAAGCCACTCATCGTCTTCACGACAGATGGCAGTATAGCCATACTTCTTAATATTTGAACTCAGTGCTTGAAGTCGTGGCTTGATTGACCATTCCATTTCTTGATACTCACTGTCGGTGAAGTATCCTTCGGGTTGATTCTTTGCGATGGCGAATCGAACAACCATTTCAAGAATCAGATCACCAACACTTTGAACACCTTCAGCATCAAACTCGTCTGGATTGTAATTGTCGAAAAGTTTTTCAACTTCTGGAATCAAACCGATCACTTTGTTCATCGAATCAGAAATTTCAGTTTTTTCAGTAATCATCATTTACTCCTCAAAGGTGACCATTGTATCGAAGATACTCGTCATTTTCAATTTCTTGCCAAGGTGTTGGATCCACATCGCAACACTGTTCTTTTTCGCAAACTTTCTTTTTGCAACATTGATCTTTATTGGTGTTCAAGTACACATCACCATCATTGTTGAAGTTGAAGATTTGTTGGCCAGGAACATCATCGACATTCTCAGGAACAATCTCTTCGTCAAGAACTTCCCAATCATCAGGGCTTGTAACAAACATGAACGTGCTATAGAACTCTTCAATCCATGGTTCAAAAGCATTCAACAAGGCTGTATCATCAGCATCGTTCGTAATGTCTTGCCATGTGTCTTGATCGTCCAAGACTTCAAATGTCACAACACTTGGTTGACCAGATTGATCATACTCAACCACAAGTCTCACAAAGTCTGCTGGTCGCTCGTAAACAGATTCGTCTGCTTCGCTGCCAGTGAACAAATGAAAGTGACCAGTGAACAATCCCCGAAGAGGAAAATACGTTACTGAGTCATGCAATTCATCTGCCGATTCGTTTCGTGCAGCAGGGGTAAAGTCAATGTACTTTTTGTTTTCACTGGTTGTCATTATCAACTCCTTGTTTCTTATCGAAACTATACACTTCACGTTTGAGTCTGTCAAGACTTTCAAAAGGATTTTCTCCTCGAAGTTCGAGTGAAATCTTTTTGCGGTTTTTTTCTTTTCTAGTGAGACAGAAAGGATCTGACCAGTTTCTAGCCAGTCGTAGGTACCAAATTAAAAAAGGTCTCCATTTCACTTTCTACATTATGTAGGTAAAATGAAGACCTTGCAAGTCAATTTTCTGTTTTTCGTTTGAAAAGTTTTTTGACCGCAGACGAAACGTTGGTGGTCAATTTGTTATGGGCTTTGATTATGACGGTACAACCAATCACAGTCTTCTGAACCAAAACCTTGAACGCTTCAAACATAATAGCCAGTGGGCCATCTTTCGCAAAGTCTTGAGTGTTTGCAAGAGAAGCGATTTGATGAACCACTTCTACAATCACTGCTAAACCAAAAACAAAAGAAAACCCAATCGTAAGAACATCACAGATCATTTGCTATCTCCAGTTTTTTTAGGTACAAAAAGAAGCATCAAGAACAACATTGCAGACCAAGTTGCAAATGTGTATTGAATGCCAAGATTGAACAACGTGTTAAATGACCAGATGCCGGCTAGTGGCAAAGAAGCCACCAGCACAAGCATCAAGATCACCAAAATGGTGTTTGACTTCATCGGTTACCTCGACTGTCGCTCAGGGCGAGGGCCGCGTTGCCGACGATCCTGATTTGTGTGAGCATCAGGAGTCCAGTAGTGATCAGTTTCAAACTGAAGGTTTCTCCAGTTGAATCGAGTCGATTGCTCAAGGGCAGAAACCGAACCGTCTTCGTTTTGGAATGTATGGCGATTCGAAGTACAGCCAGTCGCCAAGGCTAGGATTCCAAGTGCAAGGCACTTTGTAAAAGTTTTCGCGTTCATAGATTTCCTTTCATAATGAATAATGCGACCATCTAAACGTTAGATGGATAAGTATTTATATCACTTTTTCGTAAAAAGTTTAAAAAGATAGTAGAGGCCTTCGATCAGAACAAGACCAGAACCGATGATTGCGGTGCTCATCACGACACACCAAACGATGGCTACAAATTGTTCAGTGTTCATAGTGAGAACCATCCTTTACCAATCGAAGATGTGGTCGTTCGGCGCCTGTAATTCTTTCGCCTTCCCACAAACTTTCAAAACCATCCATTGACA